TTGAACATGAAGAGTGGCAATTGATAAGCTCTCACGCACAAAATCATTTGTTAGATTGTGATGTATATGCAACATGCGCAGCAGAGGTATGCGGGATAAGGTATTTGCGTCAAGAGATAAGCGAGCCTGAGCCGGTAGTGCAGATATCAAAACAAGTTCAAGCTTCAACCTCAAAGCCAAAGCCAAAACCAAAACCGAGATCCAGTTGGGCGCTTGGAGGTAGGAGTTGGGGGTAATTATAATTATTCCAAGACCTGGTACTCGTTGAGTGTCGGGTCTTTTTTTATACCCTTTTATAAATCAATTCTCTCAGAAAGGTGGTGAACGTATGACTACAGAAGAAATGCAAACTGAGCGAGCGTTAATCGTGGCTGCCATAAATGACATTCTTGGCGGGAAAACCTCTCAATATCAGATAGCGGGGAGAAGCGCAACCCGGCTACAGTTACCTATACTCTATGACCGGCTCAAAGATCTGGACGATATGATTGGTATTAACAAACTCGGCACTAACCGGGCGTATGTGTCATACCCCTCAAGATGAATAAATCAGAAGAACTTAAACTTAATATCTTGGAGAAGACTATTTCTTATATTGCTCCAGCATGGGGTGCTAAACGCTTAAGCCTGAAGGCAGCGATAAAGCAAGCCCGGCTTTATTACGATGCTGCCAGGATTGACCGGCTTGGGAGTGGTTGGACAGCAATTAACCAGAGTGCGGAGTCAACGGATGCTTCAGAGCGTGACAGGATACGGGCAAGAGCAAGAGACCTTGAGCGTAATTCAGACATTGTTAATGCCTCTGTCCATGCTCTTGTTCAAAATGTTGTCGGCACGGGAATAAAGCCACAGGCAAGAATACGGTTAAAAAATGGCAAGTTTGATAAAAAGCTTAATCGGCAACTGGAAGCGCTCTGGAAACGGTGGCAAGAAAAACAAGCGGATATCACCGGACATGATACTTTTTATGGCTTGCAACAAATGGCATTAAGACGCTTTGTTGTTGATGGTGAAATTTTTCTGATGGCTCCCTATTTGAAAGTTAAACAAGGTATTCCTTTGAGAGTGCAGCTGCTCGAAGCTGATTATGTAGACAGCTCGGTCAGGGGAGATAATATTCTATCTGGTGTGAAGGTAGATAATTACCATCGTCCAACCTCTTATTATTTCTACAACTCCAAGCCTGATAAATACGGCTACACTACACAGTCAACGGAGATTGAAGCTTATAAAATCAAACATCTCTATTTAAAAAAACGTCCGCACCAGGTAAGAGGAATATCTGAGCTTGCACCTGTGCTTATGCGGATACGTGACATTGAGCAGTTTCTTGAGGCTGAGATCGTGGCGCAAAGAATGGCTGCCTGTTTTGCGCTGTTTATCAAAACTCCAAACCAAATGAGTCATTTGTCTGGGCGAGTGCAGAATGACCAAACTGGGCAATTAATCGATTCTATTGAACCAGGCATGATACAAACCTTGCGACCTGGCGAGGATGTGGCCACTGCTGAGCCGAGAAGAAATGCAGGAACAGCACATGAATTTACCCGCATGTCTTTGAGGCGTATCGGGGCAGGGCAGGGTTTGAGCTATGAGATGGTGAGCCGGGACAATTCGCAGGCGAATTATTCAAGCGCACGACAAAATCACCTTGAGGACCGAAAGACTTTCAAGCCACTCCAGGAATACATAGTTACTTCAATGTGCAAACCTATTTGGCGTGATTTTGTAAGGGGCGCTGTTTTAAGTGGCGATATAAATATTCCCAACTTCTGGAGTGATCCTGAGAAATACTACGAGTGTGAATTTGTAGCACCTGGCTGGACGTGGATTGACCCGAGCAAGGATGTTAAAGCCAGCACCCAGGAGCTTAAATCAGGGATGTCTACATTATCTCATGTATGTGGACAGCAGGGCAAAGACTGGACAGAAGTACTTGAACAGGCGGCAGAAGAAAAGCAGTATGCGGAGCAGTTAGGGTTAAATCTGGATATATATAATCCTGATCCATTACCTGAAGGAGGTGACGAGGTAGACGATGACAATAAACAAAAATAAACTGCCTGAAAAGGCTTACCGGACGGTGAGTTTGGAGCGGGCAGAGATAAACGAGGAAGAAAGATCTTTAGAAATTTCTTTCTCTTCAGAGGCCCCGGTGATGCGGTGGTTTGGGCCTGAAATATTAGTCCATGAAAAAGAGAGTGTCAACCTTAAGAGATTAAACGAGGTTGGGACTTTGCTTTTTGCGCATGGGAGAGATGGCAATTATGGAGTTGTGCCTATTGGCGGCATTGACAAGGCATGGCTGGACAAGGACGCAAAAACATTGCGAGCAAAAATACATTTCGATCCCGAGGATGACAAAGCAGAACGGATTTTCAAGAAGGTTAAGAATGGAGATCTTTCTGGAGTGAGCTTTGGTTATTCCATTGATTTTGACTCCATTGAAGAGGTAGAAGCTGGCAAGAAATCTGAAGATGGGCGTTTTAAAGGGCCGGCAATCCTAATTAAGCAATGGGAGCCGCACGAAATAAGTATAGAACCTACTCCAGCAGATTGGACAATCGGAGTTGGGAGAAATGAAGAATTTTTTGAAGGAGGCGAAAGTCAATTGACTGAGGAAGTTAAAGAAGTTGTGGAAGAAAAAGTAGTTGAAGAAGTAGAAGGAAAGGCAGTGCAGGAATCAGAGCCTGTCGTGGAAGAAAAAGTAAAAGAAGATCCTATTCAGGAAGAAAAATCAGATGTCGCTGAGCTAACGCGTAAAGAGGTTTTGGATATTTACAAACTCGCTCGCGATGTCGGATGTTTCGAAGAAAAGGAAATCGAGTCTTTTATTGAGGAAGGACGCAAACTTGAGGATGTCAGAAAGGTGGCTTTAGGACGGATGGTAGAAAATAGACAGCCTGTCGGGACTCGTGTAGAGGTGCTGACAGATGAAAAGGACAAAGTAAGGGCAGCTGCCTCAGATGCTTTCCTCATGAGGACAGGAGTAAAACTTGACAAACCTGCACCTGGGTTTGAAGAGTTCAGAAGCTTCTCTCTGCTTGACCTTGCTAAAGACTGTGTTGAGCGCAAGGGCGAGAAATGGCGAGGTATGGGCAAGCTTCAGATAGCTCAGAGAGCTATATTCGGGACTGATGATTTTCCTTATATCATGGGCAATATTGCCAACAAAACCATGATGAAGGCCTATGAAGAAGCCCCCTCTACTTATCAGGTATGGTGCAATATTGTTGATGGTAGCGATTTTAAAGATATGTATCGCAACCAGCTTTCTCAAGCTCCAGACCTTGATAGAAAATATGAGAATGGTGAGTATCAGAATGCCACTTTTTCCGAGACCAGAGAAACTTACAAAATACTTACATACGGAAAGAAATTCTCTATCTCTCGTGAAGCAATAATTAATGATGATATGGGTGCGCTTACCCGTATTCCGAGGCAGTTTGGCGCAAGTGCTGCCCGCAAGGTCAATGGTCTCCCTTATGCGATCCTTGAGGATAATGATGACATGGCTGATGGATCTGCTCTTTTCGTGGCTGGGCATGGCAATATTGAGGGAACTGCTGCTAATAAAGACGTGCCGAGCGTAACCACTCTTGCAAGTGCAAGAGCATATATGCGTAAACAGACCGGACTTGGCGGACATGGAGCGCTTAATTTAACTCCAAGATTCCTTATAGCCCCGCCCGATCTTGAGATGGTCTCTTCCCAGCTTATACGTTCTGGCGTTGATCCTTCTAAATACAATAACACCCCAAACATCATAGTTGCTGGGTCCCTGTCTCTCGTTTGTGATGCATCTCTTTCTGATAGTGATGCATGGTATCTGGCAGCTGATCCTTCTCAGATAGACACTATAGAGGTTGCTTTCCTTGATGGCAATAGAGCGCCTCTTATCGAGAGTAAAGAAAATTGGGATGTTGACGGTATAGAGTACAAGGTTAGGATAGACGTAGGCGCAAAATCAATTGACCACCGTGGCTTGTTCAAGAACGTTGGAACTTCTTAAGTTATCCTGATAATTTAAATTTTAAAATTTTAAGGAGGTTTTTTATAAATGGCACGTGAAGCTGATTTTCTTCAGGAAGGAAATGTTATTGAGATAACAACTGATTCCAGCACTGAATATTCTGCTGGTGATGTTGTTGTCCTGGGGGCTAATGCTGTAGGCATTGCCCTTGTAGATATAGCGAAGAGCGGAACAGGCGCAGTTAAACTTGATGGAGTTTATGAAATAGCAGCGGAGAATGATGCTGCATTTTCAGTGGGTGATCATCTTTTTTGGGATGATAGCAACTCTGAACTAACAGCAACCGCTACAGATATGGTAGCTGCTGGTATTTGTGTTGAGGCAAAAGCGGAGGCTGGCACTTCTGCCAAAGTCCTGTTAACTCAGGGAGTTGGGGCCGCTGCACTTACAACTTAATAGGCAGGGGGGTTCCCCCTGCCCCTCCTTACTGGAGGTGGTTAAATGACGTTGAAAGAAAGCATGGTAAATGATATATCACTTTTTCTAAATAACGAAGAATTTGCAGAAGCAATAACTTACAACGGTGTGGAAATAACCGCGGTTTTCGAGCTTCAACAGGATCGAAACGATAATGATTTTGCTTTATCTGGTCAAGCTGCCATTGCGGATGTGTATGTATCAAAAAATGATGTGGCGACAGTGAGCAGAACTGATAAGGTAATTAAAGATGGCATAACGTATCGTTTCCGTTATATTGCTGATGAAGATCCGGCAATGTGGCATTTAATTTTTGGTGGTAAGGAAACGGTGTTGTAAATGCTGGAGATAGAGTATATCGACGGGATTGAGCCGTGGTGTAAAAAAATTATTGAGAAAAATTCAAAAATGCGCAAAGAGGCATTAGGCAAACTTGGTGGACATTTACGCAAGGAGATTCGTAAAGGAATTAAGAGCAAGGCTCCAGGTGGCAGACCATATAAAAAAACTATGCCTGCAAAAAGACGTAGGGCATTAGATCAGGCTTTTGGCGGAGAAGGGAAAAACCGTTATCCCATACTCGGCAGACTGCACAAAGCTGTTGGATTCCAGGTTGATGATTATGCAGAAAATTTAAAAGTTGGGATGCTTTCTCAAACTGCAATGAAATTAATGCAGGTTCATGAGTTTGGCAAAAAAAGAAGGGTAACACCTTTTATCCGGCGCAAATTTTTCCAGGCTGGAGTTGGTTTGAGTGAAAAGCAAAAGTTTTTGAATATCCCAAAGCGCCCTACTTTTGAACCGCTCAAGAGAATACTTGAACCTGAGATCCCTGGCTATGTCCAAAAAAGCATATCTAATTTTTTGGAATATGGTATAAAATCCCCACCACCGAAAAAGCGCACAAAAAAATATCAAGTATTTCAATGAGGAGGTGACAGCAAATTAACCTAACTACAATTGCTCAGACTTTTAGAGATGTGCTTGCCGATGATGCGGATATTCTGACCTGGTGTCAGAGTAAATATGGATCAGAGGCAAGCCTTTCTGTTTTTGTAGGTTACAGCGAGGTAAATAGTCCTGACGAAACAAACTGTCCCTTTGCTGTCATTAGCCCTCAATCACATAGCTTTGGTGATGAAACAACTGAATCTGCATCATTAGTTATAGCATGGGCGGTTATGTCCCCAGAAAGTGTAACAGAAAATGATGCTGTAGAGTTGCAGGGTATGTACGATACCGACGCTCTGGGCCGACTGATCTGGCAGGCTATAAATAACAATAATGACTACACAATCACGCAGACAGATTATAGCCTTGACGGAGTTGGCACTGAGGTTTTCCCCGGAGGTATGGAAATAACCCTTGTCCCTAATGTCTCAGGAGCATATAAGCCTAATCATATCAAGAGCGTGACTATTTACCCTGTGTCAAGTGAGAGTGAAGCTAATACATCATATGGGAGCGGTATAACAATAGTTGACGCCGGGAGTTTTGGCTTTACACCAAATTACCTTGAAAATAACGTTGATACAGCTCAGGGTATTTTGTGTACTAATTCTAAATTGCTTGATGGTGAATGGTCGCTGGAGATTGGGGCTTTTGCACCGGGATTTATGGATACCCTGCTTGGTGGTTCAGAGCTGGATTATGGTTCAACTCCGGCATATTTCAAGTTGGTAGTTGTTTCGGAGTGCCCGAGCGGAGCGGAAATAACAGAGACTTTATATCGATGCAAAGTCAATACTCACAATTGGGGCAAGTCAGCCATCGGGAGCAACAGTTTTAACGTTTCCGGCATATGCACCAAGCGCCGAAACGATAACAAAATATATGACATCTCAGTAAGTACGTAAATTTAAATAAAACAGATTAAAGCCACCCTCCGGGGTGGCTTTTTTTATTGAAAGGGAGTGACATATTTGGCTCAGAATATAAAGAATACTAATGATTTTTTCACCGGTTCAGGGAAAATTTATTACAACGGTGAAGATTTAGGGCTACTAAAGGGAGGGGTGACATTCTCTTATTCTCCGACATACACAAAACAAAAAGGGGGCAGCCCCCAGGTAACTTATAACACTATCTTGTCAGATGAAGAAGCCTCTGTTTCTGCTGACATGCTTGAAATAAATCCTGATATGATAGCTCAGATAATCCCGCAGTTTACAAAAGAACTTGATTCGAGTTCAACAACAGCAATTACCTATGAATATCTCGGAGCATTAGGCACAGATGATTGGGTTTCCTCAGACCATCCAAGTTGGGATACCGGAGAGACTATAACAGTCAAACCTGCCTCTATGTTAACTGCTTCAGTGACTGCTGGAGATACTGAAATATCTGTAGAGGATGCTTCAATATTTACCGCTGGCGACGGTATAACGCTCAAAGATGGTGAAACCACAGAAAATGGAACAATAGCCGCTGAAGGAGTAGACGAAACTGAAAACACAATAACTCTTACAACGGGAGCGTCAAACAGCTATACCACAAGTGGGTTTGTTGTTGATACTGAAGTGACAGCAGTTGAAAATACGGATTATGATGTTGACCCGTTGAATGGGCGTATCAGGCGTATTACTGCCTCCAGTGTCCTTGATGCAGATCATCCAGTGGCAGTGTCTTACACTTACAACGTAGTAAGCGCTACAAATATTTATTTTGGAGGCAAAACTACAGTATTTGATTATCCTCTTCATTTTATTTCAGATGCAAGGCCGGATGGCAAATACTGGCATATCTATTTCTGGAGGGCACAGTTTACATCTGATGGTATGGATATAAATTTCGATCCTGAAGAGCCAACAGTTCTCAATGTCAAATTTGAAGCACTTGCCAGTGGCGATTATGAAGCCGGTAAGACTCTGGGTAAGTGGTACATTAGTTCATCCAGTTCATAAAATTATAAATTCATTTAAGGGGGATTTTATATGAGTAAACTTAAAATTTTTAGACCCAAAGAGGTCAATGTAGAAATATTCGGTAATGATTACACACTGCGGAGATTCAGCAGAGGTGATGTTATAGATATTGTCACAGCGTTAATCGAGGAATATCAGAAAACGGGAGGCAATGTCGTGAAGTTTTTGTCGATGGAGTCAAAAGAGAGAAAAGAGATAATTGCCTCCCTTTCTGGTGTTCTGGATATTCTGTTTAAAGCGTCTTTCCCCGGTTTTAAAGAATGGGAAGATCTTGATATAAATGCAGAGCTTCAGCTCTTCGAGCTGATCTGGACGGAAAATAATCTCCAGGGTGTTATTGAAAATTTTTCCAGGATGGCGAAGTAGGAAGCCAGAGCCAGACTGCGCCATCCCCCCACAGTTTGGCTCTCTTCCTGCTTGGCTTACGCCATCATTTTGGAATTGATAAACATGAATTTTTTGATGAAATGACCTTCTGGGAGAGCGAAGAATACCTTCAGGCTCTCCCAGAATTTTTTAAGGGGGAAGAAGAGACACCAAAGAAAAAACCAAAAAAACAGAATGCAGTTGATGGGGTTCATATGTCAGCAGAGCAATTAAAGGCATTTGGTATCCCTGTCATTGACTGAAAAGAGGGGAGAAAAACTCCCCTCTTGGCTTTATTTATATAATTTATTTATATAAGGTTAAACCTCATTTTTGGAGGTGAGATTGTGGCAGAAAAAGATGTACAGATTCGAGTAGGCATGACTGCTGATAAGGCTATAAAGACCTTTGAAAAGCTTGGGAGATCTTCTTATAAGCTCGGAAATAATTTAGATAAATTTGGGAAAAGACTTAGTGGGGCTTTTGACCCTGCAATGAAAGCTCTAACTGCTGGTGTTGCTGTTGCAAGTGCAGCTATTGGTACATTGGGAACTAAAGCTCTTGGAGCTTCAAATGAAATAGATGAAGCGATGGCAAGCATAGCCAGAGCGACCGGAGCAACCGGAGAAGTTTTAGAAGGGATAAATGAATCTTTTGATAATATCGCCGGCAATGTAGTTAATAGCTTCAGCGATACAGCCGGCGTTATTGGGATGATAAATACAAGGCTCGGCGTAACTGGTAAAAATCTTGAAACTATTTCTGAAGAAATACTTGATGCTTCTCGAATGAATCAGGAGAATGCTGAACAATATTCAGCTTCATTTGCCCGGATGGTGGGTGATTGGGGTATTTCTGTCGAGCGAGCTAAGACTGTAACGGATGAAATGTTCGTTCTTGCTCAAAAGACCGGAGTCTCTATGACGAGACTTGCAAACATGCTTGTCCAGTATGGTTCGCCTATGCGTCAGCTCGGCTATGACTTTCAGGAAGCAGCCAGCCTTTTGGCTCAGTTTGAAAAGGAAGGTGTTAACGCTGAGCTTGTTCTTGGTTCTTTGAGAATTGCCCTTGGACAGTTTGCAAGGGATGGAGTAGAAGATACTACACAAGCACTACAGGATATTATAAAGCAAATCCAGGAAGCTGGCTCCACAGGAGAAGCTAATGCTATAGCACTTGATACATTCGGGAGCAGAGCCGGGGCAGATATGGCGGCTGCCATCCGTGAAGGTCGGTTCGCTATAGATGATCTTGTTGGATCTCTTCAAAACGCCAGCGAACAAATTAAAAAAACAGCAGAAGAGACAGAGACCCTGCCTGAGAAATTTACTCAAATGCGAAACAAAATCAGTGTAGCACTCCGACCAACTGGTGATCTTATTGGAGACATGGCAGAGGAAGTAACAGGGCTTGTTAATGTTACTGCTGAATGGGAACAAGAGACAGAAACGTTAAAAAGTGTTTTTGTTTCTTTTTTCAATGGTTTTGATGCAGGGCTTCCAAGTATAAAAGATTTTCGAGAAAAACTTGAAGATTTTAATTGGGGGAAAGTTAGAGAATCAGCACAAGCTGTAGGTAAAACTATAGTTGGGATTAAAGATGCTTTTGTAGATTTGGCGAACCTTGTGCCCTGGCAATTTTTGATAGATCATGCAGAGACATTTACGAAGATTGTAGTTTTAGGTTGGGGTGCTGGGAAAATAGCCTCTCTTGCAGGTTCATTTGTACATCTCGGGACATCTTTAATTGACACCGCAAAAGGGATGACAAAATTAGCCACAGCAAGCAACCTTGCAAAAGCAAGCTGGATTGGCCTTTTAGTCACTGCTGGTTATGGAGTTAAGACAGGTATAGATAAACTCGCAGATAAGATCGGTATGAGCGAAGAAGAATTACAAGAAGTAGCTCAATTCCAAAAAGAAGTTGAAGGTTACTTGGAAGCTGAAGAAAAGGCATATGAAGAACATGTTAAAACAATGGAGAAAATCAGTGAAGAGCGTAAACAGATACGCGAAGGAGATTTTGAAGCAAAAGAAAAAATGTATTCCAGTTCTGAGGCATTGCAAGCTGAATGGGACAGGAGATTAAGCACAAAACAAGACCCAGTTAACACAACATCTACATCACTGCAAGATACTGTCGTTTCTTTTGTGCAAACTATTTCAACTCTCCGTCAAAATGCTCTTACCGCTATACAAGATTTTGGTGTTCCAGCTAAAACAGCCACAGAGCAATTTAAGAATGCTGTTCTGGATGAAGCTCAAGATGCAGCTAATGGACTTGTCGAAACTTTTGAAGATCCTCAAATGGAGGGTATTTTTTACTCCACTCTCTCAAAGCTCGGTAAAGAGGGTGGTAACAAACTACTTGAATCCCTGGGCAATGAATTGTTGAAGGTTGAGGCAAAAGTTAAAGAAGTGGCTAAATCTATTGAGGATATGTCAAAAGAAAAACAACAGAAATTTGGTAATTGGGGTGAGGATTGGACTTCAACTGTCATCCGTGAGGACTCCGAATCTAAAGTTGTACAGTTTACAAATGGTATAGTCTACAGCTTTGAAACTATCCAAAAAGCTCAGGATAAAATGGAAGCTAAGGGTTTTAACTGGCAACAAGCTTTAAGTATGGATAGTTTTGATAAAACTATGGCAAGCGGACTAAACAAGCTTGTGCCTGTGGCTCAAGAGATAGGCAACAGCGTCGGTCAGGGGTTACATAATAATCTTGTCAACTGGGGGACAAAGGCAGTGACGCAAATACAGAATAAACTAAACAGCCTTCATGTGCCATCTGTAAGTGGTAGTAGTTCGGGTGGAGATGTTGAGGCAGTAGCGAGAGCGGAGGGATGATTAGATGGCAGACATGAAATTAGGCAGTATTACACTCAATATCCCCCCAACTGCGGATAATTATTCGAAAACTCCCTTGTTGTTTGGCTCGTTTTCACGCACTATTGATGGATCACTTGTAGCTACAAATGTGGTGAAAAAGTGGCGGTGGAATCTTGGGTTTTATGTTGACAACCAATTAGATAATCTTGTTGCTTTAATGGACGGATCTACTTTTGTGTTAACTGATGTAGATAGTGCAACCTATAACGTCAAGATAACCTTCTGTGATAGCGTATCTGGATATCCTAAAGCCACAAGGGGATTTATCCAGATGGTGCTTGAGGAGGTGTAGGATGTGACAGAGCTGGAGCAGTATGGCGCGACTTATGGGTTGGAGGAAGATATCCTTACAAGAATAATTTCTGGACTTGATTCTGTTCGTAGTTATGAAGGCTGGGAAGGATTTAAAATCCCTGAATATATCTGGGAGTATGTTAACGAAACCGACAGGGATACCCTGCTTTTACATCTGACAAACTGGTATTACGTGTACAGGACAACCGCAGAGTTTACGGCGTTGTCATTAAGCCAGGATATGCACTTTGCCCTTGATTATGTATATGCTTTATATTCTTTTTGGTGGATGAAACTTCCAGAATCTGAAAAATTCGATATAAATTCCGCAATAATAAGTAGGTTTAATTCCGATTTTGGAGTGCCAGAATCAGCGTTAAATTATTCAGCGTATTTAATTTTGGGGGGGCCAGAAAATCATATAACAGAACTAGAATATCAAATGAATTGGTTGTGGTTTTATTGCTATCCATTTGGGTATGAATATGGTTCATATGGAGAAATAGAATTTGATTCTTCAAATCCTTTGTATACTTATTTTATTGATTATCCAAATGAAGCTGAAGAATCATTTTTCAGTTTAGATATTGGGATAAAAGCAATATGGGCTTCACCTAATATCCCCGAATTAACATCAGGATACCGTCTCTCAGACGGCTCCTCCATAATCTCAGGTTCTATGAGCTATGAGAATTACGGAGTTGCCACAGGACAACTTGAACTTTTCAACGAGCCTGAGGTCGGAAGTACTTTAACAGTGGTCAACAATTCAGGCAATGTATTTACTGGAGTAGTAACGAAAGTTTCTTACAACCTCTACAACCAGCATTATATTGCCAAATTGGCGGATCATGTCAGCGCGAAAAATCCGAATGGCAATATCGAATACACCGGAGGCAACATAATAACAGTTTTAACCAGCATTATATCTGAGGCTGGCACGTCGCTGGTTACATCTTTATCAAGCGATATCTCAATCTATAGCGACGGTGAAGAAACAGGCATTGTAAAACTGTTTAAGAGTTTATGCTATGCCCTGGGAGCGAGCCTGAGATATAACGCTGATGGCACATATACTCTCACAGATGTTTCAATTCCTAAAGTCATATCAGATATCCTCGTATCAGGTGGTGCTACAAGGGAGATATTAACAGATCGTTACGCTAACTCCGTTGTGGCAACAATTGATACTGAGTTTACGGAGAATGTTGAAGCCGGAGATGATGATATTGTTGATGTTTATACTGTCGCTGGCCTTATTGTCACTGTTACACGAAGGGGCGAACAAGTTCAAACAGTAATTACAGAAGATTCAACAACAGGGGCAACTAAAACTGAGACATATACTTATAATACAAATGGATATGTGACTCAACATCAGGTAATATCTGAAGGATCAGGATATAACGCTGAAAGACTGACTATAACAGAAACTTATACAATAACAGATGAAAATAATTACGATGTAGAGATAACAGAATTGCATGAACGATATATTATTCAATGTAATTTTTGGGGGCCAGGCCAAGAATGTAGTAATCAATGGTCACCATATTCACAAACAACAACAAATGCAGAAATTCATTTAAATGGCGTATCAGTAATTGAAACAATTTACAAAGAAACAGATACTGATGCAGCAACTTGGACTTTGGAACATCCAGAAGATAGTAGTTATGTAATTAATTATTGGAGTCCAATAAAAACAAAAACAGTAGCAACTGTTTTTTCAATGAATGACGGGCCAATAAATCAACGAGTTGTAATAGAAGAATATAAATGGATCAAAACATTGAAACAGGATTATGTTATGGGTAAACCAACTGCTGGGGATTATATTTGGATATGGCAACATACAGGAACTAATACAGATGATAGTTTTTCATTGCCGCGATTAACACATAATCCAGCTATTTACGCTCGCAGTTATCACCTGTCAGCGACAGCTCAGGACACTAACGCCATAACAGCGCTTGGCGAAAAGAATTATGAAGTTGGTCTTGTCGGTATATCTGACGTTGCAACGCTACAGATAGCAGCTAATAATATACTTTCACAACGCGCCAGAGTGAGACAGTTATCCTGTTCTGTACCGATTGATACCTCGCTACAGATAGGGCAAAGTGTAGCGTATGGAGGCAAAATATA